GTGCGGGCCGCGCTGGTCAAGTCCGGCCACGGCGACGTGGGCGACGGCTGGCACCAGCTGCGCCACTACCACGCGTCGCTGCTGATCGCCGGGGGCATGTCCCCGGTGGCCGTCGCGCACCGGCTGGGACACAAAGACGCCCACGAGACGCTGCGGACTTACGCCCACCTTTGGCCGGACGACGACACCCGGGCGGCGGCCCTGTCCGATGGCCTGATTCTCCCAACACCCGAGTAACACCCAACCCAAGCATTTCCGCAGGTCAGGGCCGGTTCCCCACATATCCCGGCGTATCGGTCAACCCATCCACTCAAACCCCCGTTTTCCCCTTGATTTCTAGGGCTTTTCGGGGGTTTTTCGCTGCCCTGGCCGGGGTGCGAACTTAGGCAAACTACGCACGAACGTTGCACCCTTGGGAACACTTGGAACACCCGAGTTACACCCGGGCGCCGAAAGGGCCGGGACGTTTCCGCCCCGGCCCCGGCGCCTAGCCTGCCGAATATGGATTTTTGAATTCCTGAGTTCCCAGGTCGCGGCCCGCTTCGTATGCGGTATTGAAGCCTTCGCCCCAGGCCAGCGCGGCGACCCGCCGCAGCAGGGCGGGCTGGTCCGCCGGGTCGGCGGCCAGCAGGTGTTCCAGGTGCAGTGCGATGTCGATTTTCACGTCTAGAGTCCTTTCAGGAATTCGTTCACGTCCACGGCGCCGGGGCGGTGGATGCGAACGGGGTAGTCCAGCTTCGTGCCGACCTTGCCCTTGCTCCCGACCACAACGACGTAACCGTTGGAGCGGTTCAGCTCCGACTTGTCTTCCTCGATGCGGACGAACTTCTGCCAGAGGGTGACGCAGCGTGCGTCGCCGTTGGTGAACACGTCGCCTTCCTTGAGGTCCGCAACAGTGGCCTTCTGCGCTTCCGCGAGGGCCTCCTTGTACGCCTTCCACTGCTTGGCTGCCTTGCCCGGGCGGACGACGACGCGGGCGCCGTGGCACTTGAAGCAGCGGCCCGCGTCCACCGCGAGGAACTCATCCATGCGCTCCCGGCCGCAGCAGCGGTCGCAGGGGACAACGGGGAAACCTTCTTTATTGTGGGTGGGTACTTCGTTCATGGTGTCCTCCTGAGCTTGTTTTCTGCGTCTGATAAAAGCGTAACGCAGCGTTACCCATGGTGCAAGCCCCGAACGCGAAAAAGCCCCCGGCCATCACAGTAACGTGATGCCGGGGGCAATTTCGGGGGGTGCTACTGCGCGGGCGCAGCGTCCGGCGCGACGGCCGGGACTTCGTAGACGGGGACCACGGGGGCAGGTTCGACCGGGGCCGCGTCAGTGATGGCTGCCAGCTTGGACGCGAAGCCGCCCGCAGAGTCGGCGGGGGCGGTGGGGACGGCAGCAGGGGCGGCAGGTTCGGCAGCGGTAGCAGGTGCGTTGAACACGACAGTGGCAGGCGCGGGCGCGGGCGGCAGCTGGGGCAGCGCCAGCGGCACGATCGGGGACAGGCTGGTAATGCTGGTCAGGACCGAACAGAGCGCCGCCGTGGCGGCCACGGACAGGTCGCTGCGCCAGTCCAGGTTCGTGATGCCGACGGCGCCGGTTCCGATCAGGGCCAGCAGCGTCTGGGCAAGGGTGCGAACGGCGCGGCCTGCCGCGGCCTTCCAGAAAACGAGAGAAAACATGGAGTTCCTACTTTCAGACAGTGGGGGTGATTTTGCTTGCGAGGTCGGCCAGGATGGCCGGGGGCAGTTCGGCTTTCAGCCGGGCCACGAGCGCGTCCACGTCCAGGGGCGCAGGCGCGGGGGCCGGTGCCGGTGCGGGCGCAGCGGGGGCCGGGAGTGCAAGGCGGGCGTGCATCTGATCCAGCACGCCGACCAGGTTGGTTTTCGTGCCGTCGGACAGAACGAAAGTCTGGTTCAGGACCGCGGCGGGAACCGCCGCAGCCTGCGCCCGGCCGTCCAGAATTTCCCGGTCCCCGGTCGCGTTGTCCTGGCCCTGCACCCAAGCCTTAAGTTCGTTGATGATCGCGGCCCGGGTCGCTGCGTGGTACTGCTCAAACAGGGTCGTGGTGAATTTGTAGATCGCGTCTACGTCGGCCTGAGACATGGAATCCTCAATCGGGGTAGTAATGGTGCCTTCGGGGGTGATGGTCCCGGCGCCGCAATAGGCGTCCCACGCCGCCGCGTCGCCGTAAAACACGTTCGCGTCCAAGCTGCCGGACCAGCCGGGCAGCTGCGCCGTGGACGTGAACTGCCACATAGCCGGGGCGTATGGTCCCCAGCGAAGGGGCGGGGTCGCGGTGGTGGCGGGCCGCCCGGTGTAGTCGTTGTAGCCATAGGTGGGGGACGTGACCGCATACCAGGCCAGCCACAGCCCGTAACCGGCGTTCCAGACCGGGGACCAGTCCGCGCCTTTCAGGGCCGTGCTGTTCAGGTACAGCAGCGGCCGGATGCCCGTCGCGGCGTGCACCGCGTCCAGCCATGCCAGCGCCCAGCCCACGTCCAGCTGGTTGTCCGATTCGAAGTCCAGCGCCAGCAGCGTGCGTCCGTCCAGGTACGGAGCGGACGCGGCCAGGAAGTGCGCGGCCTCAGCAGCCGCGGACCCGGCACAGCCGCCTTCGTGGGCGAAGTGGTAAATGCCGGTCCGCTGCCCGTCGGCGCGGGCGCCGCGGAACTGGGCGGCGGCGGCCGGGTTCACGTAGGCCGTGCCGCCCGTGGTCTTCACAATGCGGAAGTCGGCCGCCACGGACCCGATGCCGGTCTGCCAGGACGACGTATCAATGCCGGTAAGCATGGGGGACCTCCTAGGGGGTTTCCGGGGGCGGGGTGGTGGTGACGTTCACCGTCACGCCCGTGTGGGCAATAAGCCGGTTCAGGTCGTCGCGCAGCGACTTGCCGCTGTTCGGGTGCAGTTCGTGGTCGATCGCGTCGATTTTGTCGCCGTGCTTGGCAAGCACGGTCACGATGTCGCGGAGGGTGGTGGACTGTTCGGCCAGTTCGCGGGCGGTGCCCTCCTGGCCCTGTTCGATCGCCTGCATGCGGACCAGCACGCCGGGGCGGCCGGTCACGCCGGGCCGGTCCGGTACGCCGTTCCAGTCGGAAAAAAAGTTGTCCAGGTTCGTGCGCCACTTGCGCTTGAAGGCCCGCCAGCCCTTGACGGACTTGAACACGAGCGTCAGAAATGTGCCGATGGCAGTCAAAGCGCCTACTACTTGGGTTACGGGATCGGAAAAAATGGCGGCGATAATGTCCACGGATCAGCCCACCTTCGTGATGGTCACGAAGCCGGACACGTTCAGGGTGCCGGACGCCTGGTAGATGCTGGGGTAGATCGCGGACCCGGCGGGAATGTAGACGGTCGCGCTGGTCGTGCAGGTGTCTTCCGCGGCGCCCCACGAGTTGCGGGAATACTGCGTGCCCGCTCCCAGCGCGCCGGAATTCAGCTGCAGGAACGCGCGGGTGCCGGACGCGATCGCCGCGGACCATTTCTGCGTGACCGTTACCGTGTAGACACCGGACTGCGCGGGCTGGATACCGAAGTTCGCGGCGAACGTGTAAAAGTCGTGGTCAGTGGTGGACCCGGCCACGGAAGTGGCGACGCCGGGCGTGTAGACGGTGCTGGTGGCAAGGCCGTTGCCGGTCGTGGTCCATTCGGCGTGCTTCGTGAGCGCGTCGGCCGGGACGCTGATGTTCGCATTGACAATGGACGTAGCGTTGGCTGCCACGGCGACCTGCGCCAGCGAAATGGCGTTGGACGGGATGGACGGGACCGTGGGCGACGCCGCCGGGGTGCCGGTCGCGACGGCCAGCTGCGCGTCGTTGTTCGACCCGGTGTAAGCCGCGTCACGGATCACCGCATAAACCACGTCGATCCGGGGGTTTGTGGCGTTCGCCGTGGCAATCGTCAGCGTCACGGCCGCGTCGTTCAGGACAAAATACATGCCCTGCTTGCTGTAGGACGTGCCGGACAGGTTCGACACGTTCGTGCCCGGAATCCAGGCGCGGCCCACGCCGACGGTCACGGCCATGGACGGGGTGCCGGTCTGCGCCACCGGGAAGTCCCCGAACTGCACGACGCCACCGCCGTTGATAACCAGCGAGGAAACGGCTTCGCGCACCACGTCGGCGTTGATCGGGACGTTTTGC